GGTCCAGTTCCAAGAGGTCCAGTGCTTCCCGTCGTACCCGTAGGTCCAGTCGTACCTGTTGCACCCGCACCCGTGGGTCCGGTGCTTCCCGTCGTACCCGTAGGTCCAGTCGTACCTGTCGGTCCGGTACTTCCAGTCGACCCAGTGCTTCCCGTCGTACCCGTAGGTCCAGTCACGCCAGTCGGTCCAGTGGGTCCAGTTCCAAGAGGTCCAGTGCTTCCCGTGTTTCCAGTAGACCCCGTAGGTCCAGTCGATCCTGTCGGTCCAGTGGGTCCAGTTCCAAGAGGTCCAGTGCTTCCCGTCGTACCCGTAGGTCCAGTCGTACCTGTCGGTCCGGTACTTCCAGTCGACCCAGTGCTTCCCGTCGTACCCGTAGGTCCAGTCGTACCTGTCGGTCCGGTACTTCCAGTCGACCCAGTGCTTCCCGTCGTACCCGTAGGTCCAGTCGATCCTGTCGGTCCAGTGGGTCCAGTTCCAAGAGGTCCAGTGCTTCCCGTGTTTCCAGTAGACCCCATAGGTCCAGTCGTACCTGTCGGTCCGGTACTTCCAGTCGACCCAGTGCTTCCCGTGTTTCCAGTAGACCCCGTAGGTCCAGTCACGCCAGTCGGTCCAGTTCCAAGAGGTCCAGTGCTTCCCGTCGTACCCGTAGGTCCAGTCGATCCTGTCGGTCCAGTGCTTCCAGTCGACCCAGTGCTTCCCGTCGTACCCGTAGGTCCTGTCGTTCCTGTCGTTCCCGTCGGTCCGGTACTTCCAGTCGTTCCGGTGCTTCCCGTGTTTCCAGTAGACCCCATAGGTCCAGTCGATCCCGTTGATCCGGTGCTTCCGGTCGACCCAGTAGGTCCTGTGGTTCCGGTAGGTCCCGTGCCTACTGGTCCAGTTGCGCCTGTCGGTCCAGTGGGTCCGGTGGGTCCGGTGGTTCCAGTAGGTCCTGTGCCGACCGGTCCCGTTGCGCCTGTAGGTCCAGTGCGTCCCGTGTTTCCTGTCGGACCCGTAGGTCCTGTGCCGACCGGTCCCGTTGCGCCTGTAGGTCCAGTGCGTCCCGTACTTCCCGTCGTACCCGTTGGTCCTGTGCCAACCGGTCCAGTCGATCCCGTGCTTCCAGTCGATCCAGTCGGACCTGTTATGCCCGTAAATCCCTTGTCACCAATCCGTCCGGTGGGTCCGGTGGGTCCAGTTGTGCCTGTGGGTCCTTGCGGACCAATTTCACCTGGTGGACCTACGGGTCCAACATTTCCCTGAATTCCTACACTAGACATTACTTACTCTTCGCAAAAGAAACACACCACTTCGACGGTACAACCTCGGCAACAAGTGCCTCGACTTTCGGGGCAGCGTCCTCGATCTTCTTCAAAACAACCTTTCCAGAGACAACGTGTTGGGCAGCGTCTACAATGTGCGGCACAAGCGTAGACACAAGTGTCTTTCCCTGGACCTTCTCGGCATCGTCAAGTTTCGATCCGTCAATAAGGTGAGATAAAACACCCTGCAAAAGAGTTAGGCGATCCGTCTCCGACATTCCTGGCAGGGTCTGGAAGTGGGCATACACGGCAAGGATTGTGGGGACGGGATTCTTCGGGTCGAATCCTGCAAAAAGACTCGATGTATCTACAATCACATCGGGAACGGAAACGATTTCAGTTGTCATTTATTCTTTAATGTGAAATGAATACCAATTGATTTTCGCACCGATTCATAAATGAGTGGTGTTACGCCGTCTACAACAAGCACAGTTGCATCGACTTCGGCGTCAACCGGAACACCTCCGGGACCGACGGGACCGACTGAATCAACAGGATCGACAAATGCATCTGCAACAGGTGGAACCGGAACAGTTGCGCTTCCGGCATACACTGCGCTGTTAGGTGGCGTGTCTCCGCTCATGATCATTCTGTATATCCTTCTCTTCATTGTATGGTTAGTCCTGTTTCACTGGGGTGCTGCCAAACTGAGTTATGATACGTTTGGAAGTGTCGGATGGGCAGCACTCGACTTTTTCTTCCCCTACTTATATTTCCCGTATTATGCACTGTTTGTATCGACACCGAAACCTGCAACCAATATGTTAGGATTTGGGGGCGGTCGTAGGCGGCGATGAGAGTTTTACACCGAGTACATTCGTGTACATATAAATCAGTTTTTCATCTAGGTCCTTCACGAAGATAAAGATCATATAGATAAAGATCATTCGACCTCCAAAGGACTCGATATAATCTTCAAACGATTGATGCACGGGCAGATAGGGCACTATATTGTCCACAAAGTACGAGGACAAGAATGCAAGGATTGATAGCAACGATACTTCTGCACTAATGTCAAGGAACTGCATTGCTACACGCTCCTTCTTCCAGTCCTCTGTAAAGTCGGGGGACAGGGTACTCACGATGTAGGATACGAGCGTTCCAAGTACAAGGTATATAAGCGAAATAAAGATGATATTCCCGAGGACATTCACGATATTCTCCCGAAGAATTGCGGTTGCCTTCATTACATTTTCAGGCAAGACATTATCTTATACTATATACATGAGTTGGGGTCACCATCTTATGTTGGATGTTGCTCGTTGTACACCGCATATGATTAGGTGCTCTAAGAACATTGAAACCTTTACGCATCGCCTCGTTAAGGAGATCGACATGGTTGCCTATGGAAAACCGCAGATTGTCATGTTCGGAACGGGTAACAAAAAGGGGTATACGCTTGTACAGTTGATCGAGACATCGAACATTTGCGCCCACTTCTGTGAAGAGACAAATGACATGTATCTCGATGTCTTTTCGTGCAAGGACTTTGATCCAGATGTAGTCCGCATGGTTGTGGAGGAGTCGTTTCGTCCCGGTGCAATGAAGCAGATGTTTGTTACGCGTCAGACCCCGCAGGATCGTCTTCAGTGAACTTCACCCCGCTGTTTTTTCGCACACGAATTGCATCCTTCGGAGGGCGGGGCACTGAATGTCGAATAGGCAACCATAATCAATACGATGACAGACAGCAAGAGAACCCAGGTCCACATTTATTAGATATCCAGTTTAAACACTCCTGCTCAAAACGAAGAAATGTGGACATACAGACTCGTCGTAGGAAGTCCTACCCATGTGTCGAATCTCGTGACGTCCATGTTAAACGATGGATGGTTGCTCGAAGGCGCTGCCTTTGCATATGATACTGGCGTGTGCCAAACAATGAAGCACTTCACCCACTAGGCGTCCTGCGGTCTGCGCAGATCCGTATCGTGTTTCGGATTTCCATCCAAAAAAGAATAGACACGTGCCATTGCCCACTGCTCCTTGGACAGTTTCATCTTGTACGGCGCGTTCACTCCTTTTTTATACGTACCCTTCATCCGCACGGATGTAGGATTGGTTTTATACGCACCGATTCCTCGATTGTATACCTCTTGGAGAATGGGACGCGGAACCTTGGAAATCTTGGCAAGTTCTTTTAACGAATATCCGTGTTCGGGAAGGTGGTGTTTCCGAAAGAATCGCAGTCGGTGTGTATTCGCTCTGCGGGTACGACGTCCACTGCCCGCCGGTCCAGCACCTGCACCTGGGGGTGCGGGCAGTGGTCTGGGTACTGACACTCCTGTTCCCGTCCCGGTCGTTGAGTCTATATACCCCTTGTATGGGTCCGTAGCACCTGCGAACTCGCCAATTCTTCCAGCGAGTTCAGGCGGAAGTTTTTGACGACCAAGTGCTTCAGCATGAAGTTGGTTCGTACCCAGTTTTCCCGGAAAAAAAAAGAAATACTTTTCAGGCGGAAATGCCATTCGGCCTCCGCGGGGAGTACCTGGGGCAGTAATGTCTTCAAGTACAGGAACAGTCCGATCTGCACCTACAAGCTCTACAAATGTGCCTTCGTACGGTTGACCATACCTTGCAAGCGACGCATCAATAACAGCTTGAGGTGTACCTGGAAAACGATCGCGATACATATTTCGCAACTCTGTTCTTCCCGGTTCAACATATTCAACCCGAAGTTGTATTCTGTAGCGTCGACCCACAACAAGCGCTGTGGGGTCAATCGATTGACTTGCCGGATCGTACCCGCGAGTTGCTTTTGGTTGTAATCCAAATTCTGGTGGTGCTGCCATTTATCTATGATGACGACGAGTTTTACGGGACCTGAGGTCCCTTGTGGACCGTGCACGACGTCTGCGAGTGCGACGTCCACCGCGCTTTACCTTGAACGCATCTCGTATGAGATCTTGCTGTTGTTTTATGGATAAAGGATCGTCTGCCTCATACCCTCCCATTATATCGATGGCATCCGAGATTGCTTGAGGATCAATCCGTCTGTGCGCATCTGCAAACATCGCAATGAGTTCAGGATCAGGGGCGCCGTTTTCTCGTCCAAAGATCGAATGACCGTGTATAATTTCATGTGCCTGCGATCGAAGGGTTGCTTCGTGCGGTGCTCGCATGGATTCGAGTAAATCTCGAGGCGGTTGCAGCAGGTCTGCCGGTTTGAGCATGAAGAACATCTGCTTTACAGTGTCTTCAAAATGTGCAGGGTGAATGTATCCCCATCTTGCATAGATGGTTGCCGCTGGACCATCGATTGGATATAAGTAAATAAAATCAAATCCTTCTTTCCGGAGATCTTCGACAAGTCGGTCGTGGAGACACTTTCCAATTCCACCGTAGTACGGGTCGTCCTCGCCCTGCTTTCTCCGCGTACTGATCTTGTCGACGCACGCATATTTCCGATCCACGCCATTCAGTTTTTTGCGAAACACGTTAAGACTCAACCACCCGCAAATGGTTTCATCTCCGAGTCGACGGGACTTTGCAACATAGTGACGGTCAATGCTCGGACTACATCTATCTTCCCATGGCAAGACACGCGGATCAAATAGATGAGGATCTCCACGTTGTTGTGCAGTCGCTACGTCTGCCAGCAAGTTCACTCTCAAGTTTTGACCGCGACAGTCGTACCGCGTGATTTCGCAAACGAGTTTGTCGCATGTCTTGAATATAGGCGGGGCGCCTGCTGCCGCTGCCATTACTTAAACGCTGCGAATGAATTCCCAACGCAAATAAGTACAGATCTTCTCCCAAATTGTGTCATGGGCAATCAATCGATCGCGGGATTTGAGCAAGGGAAAGTAGACCTTGTATTCGTCGAGTTCAAGCAATTCGAAGAACTTGTAGAGAATGTACGAGTAACTCAGAAAGTTTGTGCGGTCGTTGGGGCAGTATAACAAGAACGGCGACTGGATCTCCTGGAACATTGCCCGGATCTTTTCCTCGATTTCCGACGTGATGGTCGGTGGAGGATTGCCGTTCAACCGACTCAGAATATGCGCAGAGTGCTCGTAGTACTTTGACCGTCCCAACTTTTTCAGGATTTCGCGAATCTCCTTCTCCGTCATATCGGCAACATTGCCAATGCGACGCTTGCGGATTTCGAGCACAACCTCGTTCATCACTTCTTCGGGAATCATCGTCGACTCCTTTGCCTGGAACTGGTTCAAGATCTCGTTCAGGTGATTGATCTTCTTGTACGCATAATTGTTCCGCTCTTTCGGCGGGTCACGAAACGACGGAAAGTCCGATACGACAAGTGCATACTCTTCCGACCCACACGAAGGGCATACAAGAATACCCTCCGAACTCACTTCCTCGCGGGCAACGTTGCAGGAGTTGCAGTGCTCCGTCATGACCTGCATTGCCTCCGGTGTCCCATTCAACTTCATGCGAACGACATATTCGTCAAAGATCCGCTTCCGGGACACGCCACCATCCGTTGACGCAGTGGCAAAGAACTTGAGAAACGTATTTGCTTCCTTGGGATTTGTCGGAGGACACATGGACTCTCCGCCTCGCTGGTAATATTCTGTCAAGATGTCCATGTTCTTGATATAGTAATCCGTAAGGGGATTTTCATACGATAAATCTCCAGCGATTTCATGAATACGCCTTTCGAGCGCAGAGCATGTGATAATATCTCCCAATACGTTGGATCCATGAATAGACTCAACCTGTGCACGCAGGCGTGTCAATTCGGTGGTTAATTCTGACCTCTGACTATTTGACTCGATCAGTCCCTTCACTACATCTTGGTGCACTGAGTCAAGCGTTCCCATGGACGGAACTCCCGTTTCCCGCGTCTTCCTCACCTTGAACACATCCATTTCCATTCTCTATCGAGTTTCTTTTAAGTAGATGTTCGTATGCAACCGGATTGTCCCATAGAGACGTATCTACCTTTCCATGAACATGTGGTGTGTGCATATACACGTTGAATCGCGTAACGATACATCGACTGACAATCGCTGCCTGGAGGGAGGGTTCTTCGATATGAAACCAAACCCTGCACTTGAAGGATCTACTCTCAAGAGACCTTCTCAAAACCTGTTGACATGCGGGACTCAAGAAGTGTGCGTGCCAAATGATAAGGACACGAATACGAATCCGCACATTTGATGTCGTGTGAGACATCCAGGTAGTCAACCACGGTGAAAACTCTTCGACAGAATTGAGTTCCGCTCCATCGACGCTTTCGAAATCACATTCGTGCTTGTGATCCTGAACAATCTGCTTCCAATGATCTCCAGTCAATCGATCATTCAAGGGTTCATATAAAATCCGATGAGGAGGGAAAAAAGGCATTGTGTAGTTACTGGGGTGTTTCTGTAGGTGTTACAATGCGCTTCACTGGAATCTCCGACGACACCACATAAATTGAATTCTCCGTCGTGACAATGAACACCTTTTCCTCCTTGAGACGAATCATCGACGCAATCGTAGACGTGTACTCCGTGTTCGACTTGATGAGACATTTCTTGTCTCCGTCAACTCCGATGCAGCACGACTTTGCAAGACTGTCATTAAAGTAGTCCAAATAGATGGGACGATCCGACTCAATTGCAATCTTTGCGACTTGTGCCATGACAGTTGCAGACGGAACAACCGACATTTATTGGATACGTTAGATGTCCTTCTCTATTATTTCAACGCACGGCAAACCTTAAAAACGAAATCTAGGACCACCAAAGAAGATAAGGTAAGTCCAAGATCGATATACTGATCTGGCATAAAATGTCCGCACCCGCACGCAAGATTCCCCAGTGGAAACTCGACATGCTCGCAGACGCAGACGTTGCAGCACAACTCGTCATCAAGAAGGCAGACGCGGACAAGGTTGCCGCGGAAAAGGCAGCACGTGATGCGGAGAGCGCATCTGCCTGCGTGTCCTGGCACGCCAACCGCCCGGAATGGGTCATGCAGATGGTGGAGACTGCACCCGGAATCCGGGGAAACGAACGCGAGTGGGAAGTTCCTCCGCAGGTTGGAGTTCGCAACATGAAGAATAACGCCAAGTGCCCCTATTGCGGCAAGTAATGTATAAAAAAAAGCGACCAAACCTCAAAAAACAAAAAAAAGCGCACGCCTTTTTTTACTGTGAATAGACAAAATGGATCTCAACGTTATTGTCCCGATGCTGTTGTTTGTTCTGTTGTCTCCCGGCGTGTTGTTGTCGTTACCGCCCGGTGCGTCGCCGGTTGTCCAGGCGTCAACTCACGCGGTTGTGTTTGGACTCGTCTACTACGGACTCCGCAAGGTGTTCCCGCAGTACTACTAAAATATAAAAAGTTTTTTTTGTTCCCTCGGTACCCTCTCACCTAGAATGCCTCGATCCATGCGGCGCGCTCGTCTGCGGGCGTGCCAAGTTCGTCGAAGATTGCATTCGCGCGGACAAGCTTCTCGTCAGTCTCGATGTCGAGTCCGGCGAGTGTGGCCATGCGCTGCTGTAGCAACTCCCCCGCCGAGACGGGCGGAAGAAATTCTGGATCAAATCCGACGAGGACGTTGATCAGGCGCGTGATGTGTCCGTCGCAACACATGCCAACGGAGTCGGTCCATTCCTCCCAAAGGCGCTTCTTGAGTTCGTCCTTGTGCTCGGACGCCTCGATGCGCACCCAGAGGGCGTCTAACGTCCTCTTGTAGAGGAAGTCGTTTTCCACGTGGCACAGTGGCGTTTCGTACCACTTCAGGACGTCGCGGGCAACTGCCATGACTGCGTTAGACATGGGCGCCATCCCGTTGACCGGGGGCGGGCGCACGCTCACGATCAGACTGTAGATGTCCGTCATGTTCCTGACCGGGTTCGCGAGCAGGATGCGCAGACCCTTGTTCGTGGTCTCGCTCGTCTCGCGCGTGTGCACGTTCTGGCGGTCGTGCGCGAAGGCAGCGAGACCCGCGAGTACCGGGGGGCGCCGGATCGGATTGTACACGAATGCGATGACGCCGTGCTCGTTCATGCGCTGGTGGCGCCCCATTTGCTCCTGGACTCGGTTGAAGAGCTCAGGGATAAGGGTCTCCTGCGCAAGTCGGACGAGAGTCATCCGACGCTGAAGCGAGTTAAGCACTCCGAAGTTGGGCCACTGTTCGACGTTCGTCTCGATCTCCGCGGCGACATCCTGCCAGGGCACGTTTCCGAACATGATCAGGAGTCGCGCGCGGTTGAAGTCCGTGCGGTAGAGGAAGATGTGATGCGCGTCGTCGTGCTTCTTGCACATCGTGTGCCCGGCGTCCCGATTCTTCCGCATGCACTCGCGCCCGTGCGGGTGGAAAACCTTCCAGCAGCAACGCTCGTTTTCGGGAAGGTCCGGGCGAGGACGCACGATGTCGCACGCCGCGCAGAAGTGCATGTTATCCCGCACGCGAGTGGCCACAAGGGGGCGTTCGCAGCGAAGACAGGCGTGCACGGGCGCGGGTGCGGGCGCGGGTGCGGGTGCGTCATTCCATACCGGAAGAACCCAGGGTTGACCCGGGATCTCGTGGTAGATGCGCTGGTTGTTGTGCGTGCCGCACAGGTGGTTGTTGAAGAACTTGGCGTTGGAGGTGCAGCGGGATCCGTCGTGCTTGATGGCGTGGCAGGTGAAGATGACGGGAGGCATGTTGTCTTGTATAGAGAAAGGATGTGTCTTGAGGCCGCAAGTTCCATCACCTTGCTCTTAAAAAACTTCGTTTTTCACCGGAAAAAATGAAAGTTCAACTTGAAGTTCAACTTGAAGTTCAAGTGCAATAGCAAATGCGCGGGACATATTCGTCGTCAGACTCGGAGTCAGAGTCCGTTTCGAGAGGGACTACGATACGAAGTGTTGATCTCTTGGCAATACGTTCAACTTCGTCAAAGGGTCCAATGCGAACAATGACTGCAAGTTGCTCAACAAGTCGAGGGAGATAGGTATTCATCTCCTTTTGCGGAACAATTTGAGTAAAGATGTCGAATACCTTCTCGACTGAAATGAGTGTGACCTCTCCTGTCCAGGATACAGGAATCATCTTGCGAAGTTGGTTGTAGACGTATGCAGTTTCTGAGTAGGGGAAGACCGCGAGGATGCTGGAGTATGCGCACGAGACGGAGATTTCCTTCTCAAGAAGCGTTGTCATTTTGAATAGTGTGTTCTTTATTTTTCGATTTGCATTTTCATTTTTTGAATTTGGTATTGTCTCTTTCGATACAATGTGTTCCGTTCTTGAAACTGTCTACGAAACTGTGGGTCGACAATATCGATAATGATAGGATGAAGTGTTCGAACAGACTTTTCAACTCGCAAGATACGACCCACAATCTGATCTACGTCAGGACGCGGTGTTGCCATGACCAGAGTGTTTAATGTTGGACAGTCAAATCCCTCCTTGCACATGGAGTACGTTGCAATTAGGATTGCCTTGGTCTTTAGGTACACTGCGCGTACGTCAGACTTGACACCTTGCCCTAAGATACACGCACGCTCTCGAATCTCATCAGAAAGACCTGAGTACAAATCCTTTGCATGTTGGACTCTGTCGGTGAGTACTAGAATCTGCCGCCCTTCATCCAAGACATCTTCTACAATCTTTGTGATCCATCGCGTCCGATCCTCACACTCGGCAAGTTTGTTTACCATGAGAGGCACGCAGGTCATTCCGCTTGATGAATAAATAATTTCATTGAACTTGGGATCTGTATTTTCATATTCATACATTTCAACAGAGACCTGTGTGTCTACAGAATCTCCCGTATCCGACTTGAACAGCATAGGTCCTAACAACCAATTAATGACAAACATAAGTTTATCCTTGCGTTCCGGTGTTGCCGAGAGTCCCAGCATGTACTTCGATGTAACCTTTGGAAGCGCCTGAACAAAGACCTCAGATGCAATGTGGTGGCACTCGTCTACAATAACGAATCCAATAGGTTCGAAGACTTTGATGTCTAACTCCTTCATGGACACGGTCTGCAGCATTGCAATCACAAAGTCCTTATCCTTAACCTCGCACTTGTCCGCTTGTACCCGCCCAATCCGGGCATTGGGAACAAAGGATCTAATCCGCTCCTCCCATTGATCTCGAAGAAAGGTATTGTGGACAATGACAAGCGTAGGCAAACACAGTTTTGATGCAATGTACAAGGCACACACCGTCTTTCCACCCCCTGTCTGAAGAGAAATGATTCCATCGTGCGGTTCGGGTAATAACATGGTATTGACAACATCCATCTGATTCGGACGCAATGCACCCGTAAATGTCCAGTGACGTGCATCTGTCTTCGGAACATTGCGCAGTGTCTCCGGTGTGCCCCAGTTTTCAAGTCCAAACTGTTTCGGAACGTAAAGATAGTCTGCATCCTCGTGAAAGACGGGATACCTTGGAACATATTGCGGTTTCATGAAGGACGGATTTACATACGGACGAACCGTAAGGCGCTTCTTGAGTGCAAGAACATCGTTACCCTTCTTGGGCACACGATATCCGTGTACGGTGAGCATTTGTAGGAAGTACTGTTCTATATACGTATTTCGTTTTACTCGGGGCAGAACTTGAGGGTCGACGTCACAAGGTCGAGGATCGAATCGTGAACCACATTGTTCTCGAGATCACTGGCATTGTACAGAATGGACGGAAACGCCGCCGTTGTCACCTGGATGTGCTCATACGGATCCTGGTCGACGCACATAGACTTCAGCAGGGTGTACACATAGGACTCAACGCCCTGCGCCGTCATGTGAAACGTGTACAAGTCCTTCTGACTGGGCGTAAATACGATCTTGTACGTATCCGTATCACGACCAAACCAGTTGGCAGTGTTGTAAATCCTGATCTCCTCGTCGGACTTGGACTCGCGCATAAGAATGATGCGAACAATACTATTGGACATTTCTATTCATTGGGTTCCTGTGTTTAAGTTATATCGAGTCGTCCTCGTCTGCGGGTGGGACTTGGGTATCCACTTCGCGGTTGCCTGCCGCAGCATTCGTTCCATAATTTCCATCGTCGTATGCATCTTCTTCTTCGCCGTCGCCCGTTTGCGGTCGTCCTACACCTATGTCTGCTTCAGTTTCATTCACTTCATTCGCCTCTGGACGCAATTCATCTTCCAATTGCTGGGCAAATCGGTCGCGATCTACATTTGTGATAAGGTACGGCGCAAGACCCAAATCAATAAGTTCTTTCGTTATCTGACGATCTTGGTCTGTCTGGTTTCGCAGAATGTCCGTGAACTTGTGCCGCTCCTGCGCCCGAAGTTTATTTGCATCCTTCTTTGCCTCGTCTATCTTTTTTGTAAGGGAGAAGAAGGTAACATCCGACTGAATCAATTCTTCGTACTTTCGCATGAGCACTTCACTCTTTTCAATTTCGACATACATGCGTCTCAAAAATCCATCCATCAAGTTTTCGAGTCTAGCTTCACTGGGTATTGTTGTATCGAGAAGCGGAATCAAATCGATACGACGGATTGCCGCACCAATACGCTGCAACAGAATCAAATTTGTTTTCCACGACGATGTAATGATCATTTTCTTGGAGGGTTTGAGGGCAAGAAGCGCACGGATCTCTGCATCCGACAGCGACACCGTCAGTTGCACGCCAAATGCCACGTGTTTCGGTTGAATAGCACTTGTCGAGACTTCAATCTTTTTTAACGGAAACTGGGCATGTCGAAGCACGGGTTCTACGGTCGAGATCCAAGACAGACGCGTAGATGGACACTGTGGAAATCGAATCGGATCTCCAGGCGGCGGCGGCAGAATCATTGTCAATAACCGAACTGCTTCGGGTACCGGCGGAACCTTTTCAAGTTCGATACGAGAGACAGTTAACTGATCTTTAAACTTGACAGCAAATTGCTTGACAAACGCGTTCAAGTTTGTCTTGATCTCTTTCGAACTGTTCAGAATCCCCCGCATAACTTGTACAGATGCCCCCTGAAGCGCAGTGGGGTACGCCTGAAATGTCTTTCGAAATACGGTGAACATAGAATCTGCAATCGGAAACTCTGTTGCAGTGTCCGTGTCTCGCGGGTATCCTGAAAGGATGAGCGGTCTAGACCCAAACGATCTCCGAGGAACAAGTTGCGGGATATGCGACTGAAGAAGCACAATCGCACCGGCAATTCCGATGACTCCGCGCGCAGATAAGACCCCGTCACCTGAACCATTTTTACCGATAGTGACAGATGCCTTCCGACTATAATCAAGAATAGGTAGCAACTGAGATTGTTCGGGCAAGACTTGGAGCAGAGACAAAATCAGAAACAGTGTAGAGTCTGCCGGATCTTTCATGTCAAAGAGTGAAGTCAATGACCGCAAACTCGTGATAAAGGTTTCAATCTTGTGTCCGGAAAACACCTGCGCATTCAGTACATCCGAGTGCACAATCACTCGCCCTGCATCTGTATATCCTGCTTGATCGACAAATATCGTCCGATTTATCACTTCTCCGCAGACCTTGCATGTACGGGTTCCTTCGATCGATGTTGTCCATGTTCTATAAAATTGGTCCGAATCTTTCTCAAGATCTCCTTTCAAGACTGCAAGTGTGTGATCGCAAATCACAAACTCTCCATCCGGATCCGTCCAAATCTGTTTTGAGTGAAGTGCTTTTGACAGTCCAAGAAGTTTTTCGACAGACAGTTTCTTGTCCACATTCAGACGGGATGGATCGGCAAGAATGGCAACTGCCTTTATACGAGTCTGTGAATCAGGGCGAACGGGGATCTTTGACCCAGTAAAGGATTTCACGGTAGGCGGAGGACGCGTATACTGCAGAAGTGCCTGCTTGTATCGCGTTAACATCTCATTCTGCGTTGTGTCTTTCCACTGAATACGATTTCTGTGCCCCACCTGTTTCCGTTCCTGGTTTACAATGTCAAGCGGTATGCACTTGTATTCATTTCCAATCCACTTGCCGTCTCGAGTCACATCAAATTGACGTGTTGTACCCTGTATAAGAAAGTCATGAAAAGAAAGTCCCCCCAATCCACACTGCGCAACGGGGACTTGAGGAAGTGACTGGATAGGTTCAACGACGCGATCGAGGTGCATGACGCCTGCACTTGATGCATTTGACTTTAACATTGTGATCACGAGAGCACCTCCATCCACCTGGTTCATTAACCAGAATCTGGCAGCAAGACCTGGCGAATAGTCGGTTCCATATTCTGTCAAGAGTTTCTGGTCCGGTTTGTACTCTGACTCCTTCTTCACATTCGCAAGGGGTTCACGCGGAGGAGGACCGTCTACGCGCTCAACGGAAGGAAACCTGCTCGACCATGACGACCACCGGATATCGCTCAGATGTACATCGTAGACACGCAAAAACTTCATGCCTTCACCATATGGATCTGTGGTCACGGGCACGCCATGCTCTAAAACCGTCTTTACATCCGGGACAATTTCATCGATGGGGCGAGTGCTATTGTAAAAGCGAGCAGACTTGTCAGCAAAAAATGGATGGTCTGCAATTGGATTGGGGATCGGGTCTGCACGCTCTGTTAAGTAGTATCCGATACACTTTACACTATCTGAGGTTCCTTCAATGACTCGAGTTGATACAACGACTGTTCCATTCTCATGCTGACGCGCCTGTGTCATTTCAAGGTCTGGCAGCGCCCTGATCGGATCCTTGCCATGCACATCTACGAATTCAGTTGACCCTGTGAGCGTGTAAGGAAATCCCTCTCCAACCACCGTATATGGGTGTGGAAACGCGGTTAAAATTCGTTCGAATCCATTTGCAGTTAACCGACTTTCCTTACTTAACAGAGGTCCTACTGTAGAGAACAAATCTGAGGGAACAAGATCACCGGATGCATAAACTGGAAGAACCCATGGAAAAGCACGGTGAATGTCTGGCGGGTGTACGATATACCCATCTGCAGTGGGCGCAACATATGCCGTATAGAGTTCGCGGATCCGTTCAACTTGCCGTGTAAGTTTTTCAATCTCAAATTTGGTTTCTTTCACAGTATGGATCATCTTTTCAAATGCATCCGCAATCTGTTCGTCCAAAGTGTAAAAACGGATTGAAGAACTTCGTTGAACATGTTCGTCCATTTCGAACGCATCGCCGATTAGTTTGAATTCAGTATTTGGGTCGAACGTCAGGTACTCACTCATTATACTGACCGAAGAATGCTTTCGCAGAGCTCGAGCGCATCCTTTCTGAACCGGTCAAGCACGTCCTTCGGGGGCATGTCGGTGACAAATCGAATTGCCATCTTGGGAGTGAGTGGATGTCCAGCACTAAATCGGACATCTGTAACACTGGGCGGTCCAGCAGCATAAATCAGTGTCTGCATGAGCGCGCCTAGAGTATACGACTCATCGGCAATCTCAATGCAATATCCACCCGCCTCACCCTTTGCAATCTCAACCTTCTCGACCTTCTTGATCTTCTGCTTCAGGACTTCAAGCGCAGTCTTGAGCAGATCGCGCGCAGGAATGACACCAATGCTCTCAATCGCGAAATCGAACCAGTTCGGGCGACCATTGGCATCGCGGGACCAACACCGCTGGATATCGTGATTGTCAAATGTCCCGACATCGCCATTCTCCGCAATCACCCTATCTCTCTCAAGTTGAGCAAGTGCAGGGTCGATATGGTACCTGTAGGTGGAGACACACACCTGCGATGCGCCTCCGTCATGGGCAAGTGTAGACATTCCCAAACTCGCTTCAAGTCGAACAGTCTCGTTGGGGCGCACGGTCATAAAGTACAGGGGTTTCCCGAGATCACGATCTAGCAAGATCACATCCTGTCTCGGACCGTGCACCGTAAAGTCTGTTGACGCCACGATCCGCGAATCCGGAGAAGGGTCGAGACGAAGACCAATCTTTGTGTCACGAATGATGCCCACTTCATCCGGTCTGACATTTGCCGGCATCAGTTCAACTCGAAGGCGCATCATCTCATTGACAAGCGACGTGGTGTTTTCCGTAATCACAACATCCCGAAAGACAACTGTTGGAATCTCGGCAAGGAGGATGCGACGAAGTGCATTCACAAATGCAACGGGGACATTCTTCAACTCGCAGTCAAGACGAAATGTATTCATAGAAATGCGAACGTTCTCCATTCTTGTTCTTGTCTCTTCTTCGTTATAGTCTTTTCGTTTTTTTCAGCTCGACAAGTATGGCAACGAACCAACCTATCTTGTTCACGAGTTCTAGGTGTGCGCACAGCAAGCAGATTCTCGACACACTTCAGGCACTCAACAAGACATCTCTCTGTCGCATTGTTTCAATTGATGGAAAGGGTCGGCACGAACTTCCACCCTTTCTGCAAAAGGTTCCTACACTGTATGTTCCTGAGACCAAGGATCTCTATGTCGGAAAGGACATTTTCGGATACATTGCGAAACCGGTTGCGGCCCGTCGCGAAGTCCCCGTGAACACGCCTGCGACTGCAAATCCACCAACTGCCACGGCACCGGGCACAAACTTAGAATCGTGGTCCTTTTCGACTGCGGGTGGATTCTCGGATACGTATGCGAGTTGGGACGGAAAGAATGCGACAGGTGATCAATTGCACTACACCTTTTTAGGTGGACCTGCGACCCAGGGACCTCCTGAACCGCAGACAAAGCAAAGTCATGAGGGAGATAAGGCGGGAAAGAACGAGGATGTTGCGTCCCGTCTTGAGCGTATTCAAAAGGAGCGCGATTCAGAGTACCAGGGCGTTAGTCGCAAGTAGGAACCTTGATTCCTAATGCAGTTAACAGTGCAGTCTGTGTCCCAAAGACGTAATGCAGGACTTCTGCTAACACCATCAAGGCAAGAAGTGCCGCCCAAAACGAGATGTTTAACGCCCATACAACACCAAATGCCGCAACAATGGTGAGCACTGTATCTGCAACGGCAAGACCTGCAAAGCGGGTCGAATGTGCACCGGTCCCAGGCGCGCCAAAGATATTTGCATACGGACACGGCATTATATTACTTCAAGTGAAACCGAAAATTTACGCGCCCTTCGCGAATGAACGACGGATCCATTGTGTCAATATCTGCAGGGTCTATGTTCGAAATGAGCAGCAGAATGATGTGAGGATACAATCCATTGTCGATCGAGTCTAAAAATTGATTCCACGTGGACTTGTTGTGGACACTGATTGGGTACCGATCATTTTCAAACCCGACACGAACCTTTTTCAGCAAGGTATCGACTTCGTCCAAGACAAGGATAAGAGGAGTGCGCTTCGACGCTTCAGACTCGAAATACAGTCTTGAAAGTTGGTCCGATGGGTCGGACGGGTTAAAGGATGTGCAGAGTATACCATTGAGTTTGGATGCCAGGAGCGGTCCGATCATTGTCTTGCCGACTCCCGCCTTTCCGTGAATATAGGCAACAGTTGTCGTGTTGGATGCAAAGTGGTCGCTGATTGCATCGAGGATCTCGTCCTGCTTGGGATTTGGATCTGTCAATTTATTTGGGAACTTGCGAGATGTATAGTAAAAATGCTGATACGTTCCACATCGCTCCATCAATGAAAACGGATTCAGGGGCGTTCGAAGTGCGGTGGTGGGTACCTTGAGTTCAGGTTGTTGTGTGAAACTCTTTACATCGTGCGGGCGACACACGACCCATCCTTTGGTGTCCGCCTGATCAATGAATCCAATGTACCACTTTCCAAGTACATATCCGATTGGTTTTCCGATTGAATCGCGGACCCGCGCACTCTCCTTGACAATTGTCGAAAAGTGTTGCAAATGTTGAGATTCTCGAATGGCAACGAAAGACAGTCCAAGCACGGGGAGACATGCGGCAAAAATGTATTTCCAGTCAATCGTAAAGGTACCAAGTGCAATGAACATCATGTACGTCGACATCGACGTGAGCATGATAGATGGATTCATTGTGTTTCTCTTCACCCCTATACAGTAAATGGGTGGTGGATTATTTGGTACACAACTGACACTCAACCCAAAATGCCTCGTGTTTTCTGCATTTGTGCTGATTGTGTATTGGATGCCTCATCCAGGTCCCTTTACGCATCGCGTAGTGGCAGCATTCTTGCTCGCATGTTGCGCATATGTCTTGCTTGCATGGTACGATGTTCTCTTTGACTGCAATGACCGTCTACGCCCAACCTTTTTAGGATGGATGTGGAAATGGGCAAAACCTGCAGAGTATGGCAAGGCATACGACGAACTTCCGATCAAGGAACAGAAACTGGTTCGAACGGTTGACATTGTGATTCTCGTGGGTGTCGCTGGACTCCTTGCATATCCGTATATAACTTACAGAAAAAAGACAGTGTAAAGTGCAATGTCAAGGCGTATTGTCGAAGCGTTTTTCAATACACTCAATGAATTTGTCGATCAACTTATCACTCTTTTCCCAGAGGACCCTGACTTTCCCGCATACAAGACTGGTATTGGGTTTTTAAAGATGGGAAACCCGTCCATCGTGTTCGATCAGATTACTCGGTTCGTCCTGCCGCACGAGCACTTGATCCTGTCAAAGAATGATGATTTTTTTGTCAAGTACGAATTCGCTGAAATCGTTGCCGAGGATACGTCGATGGGCGCTATTATCGAGAGTCTGAAGTCAAAGTGGGCGTCACTCCCGGATACAACGCGCAGTGTTTTGTTTGACTATCTCATTATGCTACTGAAGTTATCCAAGACGTACCTGCAAAAGTGAATTATTCGCTTTCCACGGTCTCGGGATGTGTTTCAACGAGTTCGCGAATTGCAGTTTCGGGATCTTCAAAGTTCCGAAACAGAATCTGATTTATTTCGGCAGGTGTCCACTTTTCCGAGAGTTCAGGTACGTCCGGGACAGTGAGATCTGTTCGCTCGTAAAAAGACTCGACCATCTCTGCAAGAATTGCACGAGAACACTTCTTAAAGTGTACAATCATATCGACACGACCTGGACGAATCAATGCCTTGTCGATTCTTTCTGGGAAGTTGGTCGTGATGATCAGGATCCGACCATTTGCCTCAAGCGTTCCATCTAACAAGTTAAGCAAGAATGACAAATCTAACTGCTCCTTGTCCTCTCGTTCATTGCTACGCGAATCCATAAAAAGATCACCCGTCTCCTTCTTGGCAACTTGCGGAACCGGTTTCTTCCATTCCCGTTTAAGAACCGTATCGCCCATGGCATCAATATCCTCAATGACATAGAGACGCTCCGAAATGGGAATCACGTACTTTTCCGTATTGACACCATTGTACACGTGAATCTCGTCATTGAAAAACAAATGCTGAAGTTGTTGCTTGGTCTTGATCTCAGACAATTGAACATTCACGATATGACGGCGACATTCATTGGCAACTGCCTTGATGGTCGATGTCTTTCCGGTTCCCGGTGGACCGTGGTACATGAACCCCAACGTATACGGAATACCCTTTGTATCGTACCACGCGCGGTTCTTTAAAAAGAACTGGGTCCGCTTCTTGACATTGTTCTTTTGCTCAAAAAAGACATTGTCAAACGTCCGGTTCGTTGTGAACTTGGACTTGGTGTACAGGAGATGCGTGGTCGGCAGAGGATTCTGCATAGATCCCTTGACCTTTGGCGTGACAACCTGGTCGAAAAAGTATCGGTGTGCGCCCAACTTGTTGACCATACGACGCTCATAATCTGCTGTACATACGTCCATAAAGGTCCGTAGATGCTGGACATCGTGCTTGTAACAAAAGAGTCTGAATTCAATGAGTTCAACTTGCCCATCGGTGATTCGAAGTTTCCCTAACTCGAAATACACATCGTCTTCAAGTTCAACGGGTTCATATTCATTTGGCAAGTAGTCGTGATGCGTCACGGACAGCAAAGACTTCATTGCCGGAAGTGTGGTCACATATTGAACGACTGCATCCATTCGACTCGAATACAAGGTGGTTGCCGGGACCGTCCTTGAATTCGTTTGTGTCGGCGGAGATCCACGCTCACATGTGATAGATGCGCTATGTACACGGTCGGTCATTATGTATTAAAAACACTTGTCGAGAGTCGGAACTGCCGAATGAGCAGGTTTCGTGCGACGAAGACGCAGTTCGTTGGTTGCCCGGGCAACTGTATCGTCCGAAAGAGCGACAAACTTCTTGACATCGCGCACGGGTCCGTGGACATTCATGTTCGGAATGTGCAGGCGAATCGGTGGAAGTTGATACCCGACAAGCGCATCCGACGTCGTACAAAACTCCCGGAACTGCTCAATGTCCAACTGTCCACCGAACATCCGAAGAATATGCCGATGCGGGGCAATTGCAATATCCTTCACGGGATACAGCGACCTGTACATATCGGCAAGGAGCGTGTGGCGAGACCACTTCACTGCATCGGACAAGCGGATATCAGCATACAAGTACGCAAGTGCGCACTCGGGCGAACAGAAATTGCCCTCACATTGAATACGCGCATCCGATGCATCGTACAAGACTGGAAGGACACATGCGCTCCACGAAAAGGAGTGGCAGCACCAGAAGCAGGCAGTCCCTGCAGTATAGACCGGCGACTTTGTCCGTGAGAGAATCTCCTTTAACGTGTCGGCATTAAACCGTTCGTTCATCTTCGACGTCTCCACAGACGACAAGATCTCCGAATAGGACGTATTGGACTCAGCGGGAATCGGGATATATTCATCGGTGGGAAGACGTAATGAAAAAATGACAGGTGCTTCTTGAAGAGGTTGCTTTTTCGGGGGCATCGTTTTGTTTGTCTACGCGACTTCAGTGAAAGTCTATAAAAACGAAGTGTGTATCCTCCACACACAGACTTCACAATGGCAACGCTTCAAACCACCTACCAGCGCAAGACGCACCGCGAGCACATCCTCGACCTACCCGAGACATACATTGGCAGCACGACCACTGCATCTGAAGAGGTCTTTCTCCCTGATTCCGAAGGCAAGTTCGTGTCCAGAACGATTCCTGTCAATCCGGGATTTTACAAATTGATCGACGAGTTGCTGGTGAATGCTCACGACCATGCGATTCGTCTGCGGCAAAAGGGATCGTCTGACCCCGTGAAGAAGATCAATGTTCTCTGCACAGACACGGGATTCACGATCGAGAATGACGGTGAGTCGATTGACGTCGTTGAGCATCCCGAGCACAAGGTATGGATTCCGCAAATGATCTTTGGAGAACTGCTGACGTCCACAAACTACAACAAGGACGAGAAGAAGTTGGTGGGTGGAAAGAACGGATATGGTGTGAAGTTGGTGAATATCTTTGCAAAGGAGTTGAAGGTGATCGTCAAGGACCAGACCCGCAAGTTGCTGTACGAGCAGACGTTTGCGGACAATATGACCGTAATTGGCAACCCCAAGGTCACTCCGCTTAAGAAGGCGGCGGTTCTTAGTGTAGGGATCGGGTGGCGTCCCGACCTTGCTCGATTCGGAATGACGTGCATTTCAGAGGGTATGCAGAAACTCATTGAGCGACGTGTTGTCGATCTGGCAATGACGTTAGGCAAGGACGTGAAGGTCACGTGGAACGGAACGCTGGTCAAGTGCCGCACGATTCTCGACTATGCCAAGGCATTTCTCCCAGATGGAGCGCCTATCGTGTCCGAGTCTCCAAATGACCGGTGGCAGATTGTAGTTGCCGACAGTCCGACGGACAAGCAATTTGCAATGTCCTTTGTGAATGGCATTTGGACATCGAAGAATGGCACGCACGTGGATGCCGTTGTGTCGCAGATTGTGAATCACATTGTGGAGCACCTCGAGAGCAAGAAGAAGATCAAGGTCAAACCCGGTCTGGTTCGAGACAACCTGGCAGTGTTTGTGACCTCCATGATTGAGAATCCAAGTTTCGCATCGCAGACCAAGGAGACTCTGACAACGAAACTGTCCGCCTTCGGGTCGTCTCCAAAGTTGAGCGAAGATACGCTGAAGAAGATTGTCTCCAAACTCAATTTGGTGTCTACGCTTGTAGAGGCGCAATCTGCAAAGGACGTCAAGGAGAATTCCAAGACAGACGGCAAGAAGCAGTCAAAGATCACGGGTATTCCCAAGTTGGACGATGCGGTTCTGGCAGGTACGAAGGAGTCTTCAAAGTGCACGCTCATTCTGACTGAGGGAGACTCGGCAAAGGCAATGGCATTGTCAGGATTGTCGCAGGACCAGCGAAGGACGTTTGGAGTCTATCCTCTCAAGGGAAAGATTCTCAATGTCAAGGATACGTCAGATTCAAAGGTGGAGCAGACAAAGGAGATTGCTGAACTCAAGAAGATTCTTGGTCTGGTGTCTGGAAAGAAGTACACGAACACTAGCGACCTGCGATATGGATCGGTGATGATCATGACGGATCAGGATTTGGATGGCGCACACATTCGCGGTCTGCTCATTAACCTCTTTCACGAGTTGTGGCACGAGTTGATTGCCATCCCGGGGTTTCTGACGTACATGGCAACGCCTATCGTCAAGGCACACAAGGGGAAGATGACCCGTGTGTTCTACTCGCAGTACGAATACGAGCAGTGGCGTAAGGATGAGGGGGCGGGGGGCGTAACAAGCGGAGGGAGGACCGGAGCGTGGACGGTGAAGTATTACAAGGGATTGGGCACGTCGACGCGAGATGAGGCAAAGGACTACTTTGCCAAGGTGAATGCGGTGAAGTTCGGGTACGATACGAACTCAGACACGGCAATTGACCTGGCATTCAACAAGAGTCGGGCAGACAACCGGAAGGAGTGGTTGAAGGGGTATGATCGAACTGCACTTGTTTCTGCAGGTGTCGTACCTTACAGTGATTTCATCCACAAGGATCTCATCCACTTTAGTTACTACAATCTCGAGAGGTCCATTCCCAATATGATGGACGGTCTCAAGACATCTCAGCGCAAGATCCTGTTTGCTGCGCTCAAGCGAAACCTTCGTTCGGAGATTAGGGTCGCACAGTTTGCAGGATATGTCTCAGAACACACGGGATATCATCACGGCGAGGCATCGCTGAATGAGACGATTGTCGGCATGGCGCAGGATTTTATGGGATCGAACAACATTCCATGGTTGGTTCCGCAGGGACAGTTCGGGACACGCATCCAGGGAGGAAAGGATGCGGCATCTCCCCGTTATATCCACACCTATCTCCAACCGCGTGTCCGCTTCCTGGTGCGCGAGGAGGACTTGCCCGTTCTGACCTATCGCGATGACGATGGAACACCTGTGGAACCCGAGTGGTATGCACCTGTTCTGCCCATGCTTCTCGTGAATGGATCGCGGGGTATCGGTACCGGATACAGTACGTACATTCCGCAGTGTAACCCCAAGGTTCTCAAGACACTGCTTCTCGACCATCTGATCAAGGGCACGTCTCTCACAGCAACTCCACTCGTGCCGTATTTCGAGGGATTCAAGGGGACGTATACTGCAGAGGGTGTGGTAGGTGCCTATGCAAAGGATGGTGAGGATTTCATTGTCACGGAGTTGCCTCCGGGGACATGGACTGCAGATTACCGAGAGTGGTTGGAGAAGGAGTTGGCAGAGGGGCGGATCAAGGACTTCGTGGACACATCGACGGATCGGGACATTCGGATTCGTATCAAGGGCATTCCTGAGGCAACGCTTATCAAGTCTCTCACGGACAAGATCAAGACGACCAACATGCACGCATTCAATAGCGCAGGTGTAATAACCAAGTATGCGACTCTGAACGATATTCTGGTCGACTTTGTTGCCGTGCGCCTGACTATGTATGAGACCCGTCGTCAGCACCAGATGAAGACACTGAACGAGTCGCTTCCCTACCACGCAAATGTGGTTCGGTTCATTCGCGATCAGATTTCCGACGCACCTGCAATCAATCTGAAGAAGAAGTCGTTGAGCGAGTGCGACACTATTCTAAAGACGGCAAAGTATGCGGCACTCGAGGGTGGGTATGATTACATCATGCGTCTGCCTGTGTCTGCCTTCACCTCGGAAAAGATTGCCAAGCACGAGAAGGATATGGCAGATTTGACGGCAGAGTGTGCGCGTCTTGCCTCACTTCGCGCGGTGGATCTGTGGATTCATGATTTACAGTTCATAGAGTAAGAAGGACAATGACGGATTATCAGAATCTGCTTGCCAACCAAGACTCTGTATCGCGAAGTGTCTATCCAAATCGCCTTCAAGACTCCAGACGAGAAACATCCATTCCCGTTCCCTACACATCTCGACCCATCATTGAACGGTTGGACACAGATCCCCAACGACCGGTTACAGCGGCAGTAAGTTCTGTACAGGGGACACCCAAAACAATGAAAGTCAAGCGGTATGTGGTGATTGACTCATCTCAACGAGACTGGGTCAAGCAACCAAATCCGTACACAGACATGATCTATACATTCGGAAGTCAATCGCAAATTGCGTCAAACCCCATCGTCTATTCCAACAATCCCTTTGTGCCAAGTTTTGCCACAGATTCAAACGGCAATCTAAACACCGTGCCTGGTGCACTTAACACGCAGGGTTGGTATTTTTCAAATGTCTTTTATCCTCCGTACAATTCGTCAACACTGTCTGGAAATGTAGTTGGAACGGATACGGGATATCTTGTGCAACCGTCTGGATACGGATTTGGAAGCGTATTCACTGCATGCAATGTTCAGGCAATTCGGTTAATCCGTGCAATCCTGCCGCAGCGCCAGTTCTTGAATCTCCCTATTGTTCCAGGAACCCCTGAATTTGATGTGAACGGTCCGATTCAGACGATTTTAGTTGGAAAACCGTATTCGACCTTCTCGACCTACCCGTACTTGCTGCTTTACGTCAATCAATACTTCGGGCAGTATGTGGGCGGAAACGAATCGACACGTAAGGCATTTTCCGTCATGACGCAAAAGACGCGCACACAAACCAATTTCCAGATCGATGTTGGTGTCCAGCATTACGATTATGAACCGTGGGGATCGGAGGCACTTGAACTGCAGAGTCCAATCACAAATCTCCAGCAATTGAAGTTAAGTGTCACAGACCCGTTAGGGGTTCCATTTCAGCAGAACGATGCGCTGTCCATCAGTCTAATCCAAGGCGATGGATCCAACAATCTGTTTCTCAAGTGTTTCACTGGATCCTACCAGTATTTCACAAGCAATGAGTTGCGAGTAGGCGACCACGTGACATTTGATACGACAACGCTTCTAAACATTCTCAAGTCTCCCATCCTCATTAACACTGATAAGCGGTCATACGTGACGGCGATTATTTCAAATACATTTCCCGTTCTCGAACTACTCGACTATGTCCAGGATTCCAACGGCATTTATCAACCCAGAACAACCATATCGTCCTTTGTTGGAACTATCGTGTCCAACACAACATCCTTAACTGTGTCGCGAATCATCTCGGGAACGCTATTGAATGGATCCACCTTTGCAGGAGTTACAGGTATCCCGGATGGAACGACCATTCTTTCGAATGTGAGTAACGTATACATACTAGATACGCCTGCCACGAGTACGCTCAATCAAGTCACGATGAATGCGACCTATTCCATTTCGGCGCGCACGAAACCGTACAATACATCATACAATGGATTTCTCATTCCGAATTTATTTTCGAACAAGGCGTCGGGAGATGTGGTTACGCTCTATTCAAATGTAGATTCTGGACCCCCGTATACTGCGCTCGATCCAGTTCAGTTGGTCGGATCCAACCTTCCCTTTTTAAATGCATCGCTTCAACCTGTCTTTACCTTTGAACTCACGTGTTTACAACCCGACACATCTGCATTGAATGGAGGAAGTATTGTCTTGTAGGTAGACAAATGGCATCTCTTTTACAGTATGCTCCGCCTACACTGTCCGACTTTTATGTGCGGACCGCAATCCCCAATGCCCCCAAACATACTGGATTGCTGCCGCTGAGCGATAGCGACGAGAAACTCAAGATCCCGCAACCGAGTCTCTATGCCAGCGGAAAGGGCACAACACCCACAAAAATATCCGAGCAGATTCAGTACAGACATGGAAGCACACCGCTGAACACTGTTTTTTTCAGTCAGTCGAATATCGACAATTTACAGACGCAACTCAAGGCAGCGGTCTTGACAATGAGTGGGGGCGAGTATGTGATCAGCGACCAAAACACGGATGATCTGCATCTGATCATGAGATCGTATTACTTGCAGTATGCCCCGAACAATCCGGCAAATGTCGCGACTGAACTTCAAGAGTTGAATGAGCGCGTGATCAGTTTTTCCAGCAATAGGATTATGGTTGAAATTGTGGCATACAAGAGATACCGCAAGGACATTCTCGATTTCCCCGACCCTATCGAACGCCCGGTGGATGTCAAGGTCTACGGAACACGTACGGGAGAATTAAAGTCATTCTTTTAGTTTTTCCTTACAATGGAGTATCGAGTCCGTAAAGTCGATGGACAATGGGTTGCATGGGATCCATACTGGAGACCCATTGACGGAATCGAATGGACAGGAACTGCATGGAAATTGAACGATGATCGCTACAGTCTAGATCCCACAAATTATATGTACATGTTCGGGTCTTTCAAGATGAAGTCCATGTGCGAAAATCTATCCGATCCAACTGAAGCAGATGTGTGCCAAACCTGGATCGGAACTCCGGAATGGTTTTTTGATCGTCCAGTTGTTCTATCTCCGTGTGCGCCTAGAACACTTGAGTCTTGGAAGCGCATGGGACTTCATCGTCGCACGTTCCGAACAAGGTCTGGTCGAAAGACATTTACGAAACGGACTTGGAAGTAAACTATGCGCATCAACATTATCGGAACCTTTGGCAGCAACACAGGTGTTGCCCAAGACGTATCGATTCTCCACGGACTTATTGTACACGTCTTCGGCAAGGAAACAGAGGTCCGCCACGTAAAGCACTTTCATCCCGAGTGCGTCCCCGCCGATGTAAACTTTTTTATCGAGGTTGTGAATCCGTCCTTGCTCATCTATGCGGGTCGCAACATCTGGATTCCAAATCCGGAGTGGACCTACAAGACCTGGAGTCCATATGTCAAGATGATGGATGAGATTTGGGTGAAGACACGAAGCGCAATCGAACCCTTTGAGACTGCAGGTGGGACCGTCAAGTATATCGGATGGACGTCCATTGACAAGGGATTTTCAATTGAGAAGGACTATTCCAAGGCACTTATTCCGATCGGCAAGAATCTGTGGAGGAACCCCAAACCTGTCATTCAGGCATATATGCGCATTCGTTCTGACGATCCGACATTGTACGCTCGTCTGCCTACAGTAACCATGGTCTACCGCATCCCGCTGCCCACGATTCCAGACTACTTGAACGACAAGTTCACAGTCTTTGCGGGACCGGATCCGCTGTCCGAGGAGCAGTACAATGAACTCGTTGCAACCTGCGGTCTGACACTTTGCATTTCGGGTGCAGAGGGGTTCGGGCATTCTGTGAACGAGGCAATGTCGTCGGGATCTACACTGTTAATCAATACGATCCCACCCTTTTGCGAATTGACAGACAAGGCGTACTGGGCATCGACGTCGAAGAGTATCAAGCATCCTCAGTGTTTCGGGACACTTGAGGATACAGATGTTGGGTCAATTGTAGATGCATTAAAGGTGTATGTCGACACATCTCTCGAAGACAAGCGCGAACAGAGTCTGCATATGCGCCACCAGTACGAGAACAGACACGAGGCATTTGTAAAGACGATGGAAGAGCGGATTGCGTCCTTAAGTGTATCTGTTCCCTATTCGCTTGAAGAGAGACTTCCCAAGGAGGCAGAGTTGCCATGCGTGTCGGTCATTACCCTCACTCGGGATCGGCGGGTGTTTATTCCCCTTGCACGGTATTGCATGATCGCACAGTCCTATCCAGAGTCAAAAATTGAATGGGTCATTGTCGATGACGGAAAGGATCAGATCAAGGATTTGGTGTCCGACATTCCGAATGTAAATTATGTACTCATCGACGAACCCATGACAATCGGGGCAAAGCGGAACCTTGCCGTGTCGCGTGCATCGTATGACATTTTGGTTGTTATGGACGACGACGATGTCTATCCCAACAACTCCATCCTGTCTCGCGTGACGCACCTAATGATGGAACCTGCAAAGAAGTGTTTGTTTTCAACAGTGATCCCGTGTTACGATATCCATGAGACCAAGTCATTCATGAATGTGCCGCCTATTACCTTGCCCATGAGTCAGCGGGTGTCGGAGGCAACGTTATGTTTTACACGGGAGTTCTGGAATGAGCGTCCATTTCCAGATGAGCAAATTGGAGAAGCAGACGCATTTATTCACGGTCGTGAGCAAATGTGCAGGGAGATCTCTCCGCAAGATAGTATTGTAAGTTTAACCCATAAGAAAACAACGTCGGCACGCAAGGCACCTGCAGGTGATTCAAACGGATGTCATTATGGGTTTTCAGATGATCTCTTTACACTCGTGTCCGAAATTGCCGCGCGTATCTAATTACGCAAACGGGAAGTGACGGTGGCGACGCGTGTGGCGACGGTGACGACCGCCCGTCAGCGCCGCCGGGGTCAGGGTCTGAACAGCGCCGCTGCCGCCACCGTGCATGTGACCGAGCAGGTGCGCCTTCTTCGCGCGCTTCGTCAGGGCAGACTTACGCCCCGTGGTCTTAAGACCCGCGTGCTTAAGTACAGTCTTCAGCGCCTTGGCAGACATTCCATGGTGGTGGCGGTGGGGCATTTTAATGTAGTGTCTACAAAAAAATCTGACGCAGTGAAAAATGTTTTAGTCCCACTGCATCGACGCAGTTTGTTCTTTTGCCCACATGGTAATTGCCTCTGGAAACAGACGTTTAGGCGCAATATACCACGGCAAGTCTACGTCTTGTCTAGAGTCTTCGAGTCACTCCACCTCCTCCCACTCGATCTTGTTCCAGTCCATCCCCTTGAACTCGTTCATATTCCAGTACCCGACATGCTCCTTGACGGTCGCGTCGTCCTCGTTCTCCTCGTCGTCCTCGTTGCGATACACCTTCTTCGACATCTTGCCGACGAAGTAGACCTTGCCATTGAACACGATGCGCCCAAACTCATCGACGACGGGCGCCTCAACTGCGACGACAGGAGGGCGCAGGAAATCCGTGACATGATCCGGCATCTTCTTCTTCTTGAAGTCCGCGGCAGACATTGCATTGAGAAAGTCGACAAACTGCTTCTCAACCGTATCGTTCATCTCTCGGTGCGACGCATCCAGACCCGTCTTGAGATGCTTCTGATGCGTCTTGGTCATCTTGGGGACATTCAGTGCCTCGACCGGTGCAGGCGCTGCCGCAGGTGCTGCCGCGGCATTCGTGCCCTTCTTCTTTGCCCGCGTCGCCGCCGCCTTTGCCGCAGACTCCTTCTTCTTCGCTGCCTTGGCATCCTCCGTCTCGGTGACGTCGACCGTCTCGACTACCGTCTCGGCGACAGCAGGGGGTGCCGCGAAGATGAGTCCGAAGACATCGGCAGTGAGTGTATCTGCATTGTATCCGTGCTTGATCTGAAGAGTCTTGAGCGCCTGAGAGATGATCGACTTGATTGCGGACTCCATGTTGACTTGATGAGACCCGATTACGTTTGACGAGATACATTTCGTTTTTAAAAAAAACGAAACCTTGCACACGAAATATATACAGACTATCGAACAAGATGCCTCGCAATACCACCGGTGGATCCGGTCATCGTTCTCAGCGTAACTCAGAGTCAAACAAGACCAAGTCGAACAACAAGATCATCGATGCATTGATTGAAGATATCGCAACGGAGATGCCAGAGGATGTCTTTGTCGGGCGTGTCATGCGCCGCCTAGGTGCAGGGTTCATGGAGGTCTTCTACCTAAAGAAGGTGACTATCGAGGGTAAGGAAAGGATGGAAGATACGATTATACGCGCCCCTCTCAAGGGGGGTATGCGGGGTCGTGGCAAGAAGGATGTGTGGGTTGATGTTGGCAGCGTAGTTGTGGTTGCGGACACTGGACTTGGCGGAACACCTTGGAAGATTGTGGGTGTTCTGAATGATGTACAGATTGTACGGTACCGAACCGTGTGTGAGGATGCAGACCCGCGACTCTTCATCAAGGCAACTACGGATGAGGTGACTGCAGATGGTGGGATTGAGTTTGCAGAAGATGAGGAGGTTGAGATTGACGACATCTAAAAAATAGAATAGACACAATGGGGATTTCCACCTGGACTGCACTCGCACTCTTTACATTTTTAGTTTGGTTTGGGTACAGTTCTCTTTCCGGACCACCGCCGAAACCTCGATCTGAGTTCCCTCCGCCCTTGCAGGTTGGAAAGACGCGGAATTACCAGGCATCTTCGCAAGACGCAGGCATGCACACGCAGGGTGTGCGTCGCAAGGCAATTATTTCGAACCGGTCTGCTAAATTCGGCGGAAAAGGGTCCGGAAACGGTTCACTCGAATACTACTTTTTGACTGGTATTTGCGTATGCCATGGCGCAGTGGTCTGCCCGACTATCTACGAGATTGACGATGGTGGTGCTGCAGGCGCAGAGATATGTGATATCATTGACGGCGATGGCACTGAAGAACTGGACTTTGGAAATGCAGACACAAATGTATGCGATACATAATGGCAAATTGCGCAACAACCCCTAAAAAACTCCTGCTACGACGCGACACAGATGTCAATTGGACACGAACAAACCCAACCCTTGCAAGCGGAGAACCTGGATTTGAAACCAATACTGGAAAATTAAAAGTCGGAGATGGTGTAACGCATTGGAGATCACTTCCGTATATTGGTGGCAACACGACAGGTATTATCGACTCTTTTGATGGTGGAACGCCTTCGAGTGTGTATGGAAATCTACCAGGCATAATCGACGCGGGTGGTGTATTGTAGTGAAAATAGTGCTTAACTAGTAGAGAGGGAGAGGCATGCCAATCCATATCCAATTGCGTCGAGGCACTGCCGCAGAATGGACCTCGTCAAACCCGGTCCTCTACGTCGGCGAGATTGGTTTAGAAACAGATACATTCTTGTTCAAAATCGGAAACGCAGCAGGGTCTGATTGGAACCACTTGCCGTACGGCGGGTTGAACGGTCACACAGGTCCTACGGGACCGACAGGATCAACAGGTCCCACAGGTGCAACGGGACCTTTAGGCACTGGCACAACTGGACCCACTGGACCTACAGGGTTGACGGGACCAACAGGTGTCACTGGCACAACTGGATCTACAGGACCCACTGGATCCACAGGTCGCACTGGACCTACAGGTGGCACCGGACCCACCGGACCTACAGGTATCACCGGACCCACGGGTGCAACTGGACCTACGGGATCCACGGGCGCAACGGGTTCTACAGGTCCTATTGGAACTGGACCCACTGGACCTACAGGTGGGACAGGACCTACCGGACCTACGGGTCCGACAGGTGCAACAGGTCCTACGGGTGTGACAGGTGTGACAGGTGTCACTGGCACAACTGGATCTACAGGACCCACTGGATCCACGGGACCCACAGGCACAACAGGACCCACCGGACCCACCGGACCGACCGGATCCACGGGACCGACGGGTGCAACTGGATCCACGGGACCGACAGGTGTGACGGGTACAACAGGATCTACGGGTCCGACTGGATCTACCGGACCGACGGGTGCAACTGGATCCACGGGACCGACAGGTGTG